GCCAGTGCAGAGTGTGCAAGCAGCCATAATGTTTCAACAGGGTCTAGTAAAAGACATCAATAGAGGACCTATCACTAGCTCTAGTCAACGTGAAACTCCCAGTCAGGTGTTTGGTGTCAGCACACCCGGACGTCCTATATATCAAGGTGGAAAAACACAAGAAGAATTGATCAAAAACATTGACAGTGTGCAGCCAGCTGACATGAAAGTCATTGGCAGACTAGGCGGACACACATTGGTCATGGACGATGGCGACACCCAGGGCAAAGATCAACTGTTGAGAATTCGCAGCGCCAAAGGTCATCAGATTACTATGAACGACAGTGAAGAATTTTTCTACATTGTGCATGCTAATGGGCAGACCTGGGTGGAATTTGGAAAAGAAGGCACAGTAGATGTCTACAGCACAAATTCAGTAAACGTTCGCACAGCTGGTACTATCAATTTGCATGCCGACCAAGACATCAATTTGTTTGCAGGTAGAAAAATAAACATGAAAAGTCTAGACGATACCAACATAGAGTCTAACAAAAACATCAATGTGAGTTCGGCAGCAAATCTTGCACTGTACGGCAAGTCGACAATTCAAGTAAAATCTGACGGTACTCTTGCTGTACAAAGCGCCAGCACAGGATCTTGGGGAGCCAGCGCTCTAGTATTCAAAGCTGGCACCATAGACTTGAACGGCCCAGCAGCCGCATCGGTGACAAAACCAGTTCCTATTGTAGAAACTACCATGGACGACACTGAATTCAATGCCAGTGAAGGATGGCGAGTCAAGCCAGGAGCCATCAAGAGTGTGGTAACACGAGCACCCACACACGAGCCGTACCCTTATCACAACAAAGGTGTCAACGTCACAACCAATCTCAATGGCAATACCAGCACGCCTCCGGGTTCTAGCGCAGTGCCAGCAGGAGTTTCTGTGGGAGTCAACCGATAATGGCCACTTACAATTTTTTTAACCCTGCAGATGGCCGTAGTTTTTTTGTGCGAGGGCCCGACTCCCTGACCAAAGATCAAGCACAGAGAATTTTTAACGAACAACAGGCAGTAGGAGCGCTGATTGCGCTTAAACCTGGACAAGCTATCACGCCAGAGTTTCAGTTGGCCAACGGACTGGTCACTGCTGAATCAGCAGTGCTGACTGATATAAAATTGTCTGCACAAACCAGACTCTCTGGTGCTGGGGTGCTATTTCCTCGAACAAGTGTTACCAACGGTATCACCATAGCCAGCTATGCAAAACAGCCCACAGTTGACCAAGGTATGAAAAACATGTCCAGAACTGAGGTCACTGGAGTGTTAGCACAGGTCAAAAATCTAACTGGACAGCAAGCATCTGAAGCTACAAACCTGGGCGCTGGAAAATATGCATTCACAGTGAGTCAGCTGGAAAGAGCAGGGTACGTCAAACCGGGTACATCAGCAACATACCTCAATGCTGGGACTCGTAGCACACTTAGTGTGTTGAACAGGAAAGATATATGGACCGGCAAAGACGGTGTGGGATCTCTTGCACAACTGTTAGAAAACCCCAACTTGCAAGACAACATTCAACAATTCTTGATGAACGCTGGACTAGATCAGCTGAACGAAGTGGGGATAAAAGTAGACCTACTGCCAGGCAAAAATCAAGCAGGACTTGCACTGTTGTCAGCTATTGACCCGGCTTTAGCAGTGAACTATGTCAAGAACAGTACAGCTAATACACCAATCCCTGTAGATGGACCGTTGCTATCTACAGCAACTAGTGATTGGCAACTACCTGATCGCATAGTAAGAGACGCGGCATACGCAGCTGAATTTGCAGCTACCAAAGTCAACAATGACATGCAGAATCAATCACAAGCAGTGGGCTATTCTAACACAGTTGATCGCCAAGTGGTCAATTCGGCCGCCAACCAGATTGTGGGCAATGCAAAAGTACCAAAAATAACTTACGGCACCGATCAAGTAAATTCAGAATTATTGGAGCAATTTAGAATACTAGAACAGCAACAGGTGACGATCAATACAAAGGTAAAAACGGTGTTGAGTTTGGCTACAAATTCTGGTAACGTTGCTACCAAAGAATCACAACTGGTAGCAGCTCGAAAAGAACTAGTGGCATTAAATTCAAGCATCAAAACTTTGATTACTCGGACAGAATCCACTGCACCGGTATCTGCCGCATTCCTTGCAGATCTCAACAGTCTGTTGCTGATAATACAAAATTTAGTGATTGAAATTGATCAGGCTTTGCAGTTTGTTGCTCGTGTGTTAGGTCGCAGAACTGCCGTATAAATATCATTATGACTGTATTCATTGGCTTCAACACTATCAAGCAGTACAAGAAATTTACTCTAACTGACTTTGAACTGATCAAACGAGATCTGCTGAATGCTTTCAACATTCGCCAGGGTCAGTTGCCTGGACGTCCTGCATATGGCAGCACTATCTATGACTATGTGTTTGAACCACAAACTCAAAAAACCCAGCAGGAAGTCATCAATGAAATACAACGAGTAGCCGGCGGCGATCCTCGTCTGTACGTGAGCGACATACAATGTTATCCTCAAGAAAATGGTCTCTTGATCGAACTACAGATACAAATTATTCCTTCCAAGAATGCTGAACGACTCAGCATCTTTTTCGACCAACAACAACGCACTGCCTCCTACGTATAACTACGCCGTTTTTTGTAACCATAAATAACTTAAAGTGACAAAGGTTACACAAGAATGGCAAAAACCACTAGACAAACCGCGATATTTGGTGTAGAAGACTGGAAACAGATCTACCAAACCTATCGTGAAGCTGACTTTCAAAGCTACGATTTTGAAACTCTACGCAAGAGTTTTGTAGACTATCTGCGTTTGTATTATCCAGAAACGTTCAATGACTACATTGAGTCAAGTGAATTTATTGCGCTGTTGGACATTATTGCGTTTATGGGACAGAGTCTTGCATTCCGTACAGACCTTAACACTCGTGAAAACTATCTGGACACAGCAGAGCGTCGTGACAGTGTGGTTCGTTTGGCCAACTTGGTCAGCTACAGCCCCAAGCGCAACACTGCGGCACAAGGGTATCTCAAAGTTTTTGCAGTTAGTACCACAGAAAACGTAGTGGACTACAACGGTGTAAATCTTTCAAATGTCACAGTAAACTGGGCTGATCCTACAAACCCAGACTGGCAGGAGCAGTTTACAGCTATCATTAACGCCAGCTTGATTGACAGTCAGCGCATTGGTCGTCCAGGCAATAGACAAACAATTCTAGGGGTGCGTACAGATGAATATGCTATCAATCTGTTGCCAGGATTCTTGCCAGTAATTCCTTACAGTGCCACAGTGGATGGTGTTAACATGCCGTTTGAAGCTGTGACTTCAACGTCTATCAATCGTGACTATGTGTATGAACCAAGCCCACGTCCTAACGCACCATTCAATGTGTTGTTCCGCAACGATCAACTGGGCTTTGACTCAGCCAACACTGGCTATTTCTTCTTGTTCAAACAAGGCACTCTACAAAATACTGACTTCAATCTAGCAGAACGTATTAGTAACCGTACAGTCAACATCAACGTAGAAGGCGTCAACAACGAAGATCGTTGGCTTTTCCAGCTAGACAACATTGGTACTATCGCTAGAGAATGGGCTTATGTGGAAAGTGTGTACACAGCCGCAGCTGAACAACAGGCAGCACTGCGTCCTATATTTTCAACCACCAGCAGAACCAACGATCAGATCACGTTGCAGTTTGGTGATGGTGTTTTTTCAGAAATACCTGTGGGCATTTTCCGTTGCTACACCCGTGCTTCAAACGGTCTAGAATACATCATCAACCCTGAAGAAATGCAAAACGTTACCTTGCCGGTCAGCTACACTGATCGCAATGGTAATCTACAAACTATTACATTTACTTGTGGTATCACTCAACCAGTGACCAACGCTCAAGCACGTGAAAGCATTGACGCTATCAAGCAGCGTGCTCCTGCCAGGTACTATACACAGAACCGCATGGTCAACGGTGAAGACTACAACATCTTCCCGTTTACTGCCTACAACTCCATTATCAAAAGCAAAGCTCTGAACCGTGCCTCAATTGGCACCAGTCGCTATCTTGATCTTGTGGACAACACTGGCAAGTACTCTAGCACTAACACCTTCAGCAGTGATGGTGCACTGTGGGAACAAAACATTCTGCCGGCTATTTTGTTCAGTTGGGTAAACCGCAACGACATTGCAGATTTTGTGGCCAATCAAGTGCAACCGCAATTGGGCGAAGCTACCATGAAGCAATTTTACTATGCTAACTTTCAGCCGCGCCCACAAATTAACACAGGCGGCACCGCACTTAGCACTTGGAATCAGAGCACAACACTGGCTAACGAAACCACAGGTTATTTTAAAAACGCTGCTGGTACACCTATTCCAGTGGGCACGAATACCACTACAAATTTCAAATATGTACAAGTTGGTAGTTTGATTAAGTTTACTGCGCCGACCATCAATGGACAAACCTACTACTTTGACAAAAACAATCGACTACAACCAGGAACTCCTAGTCGCCCAGATGAGAGACTGGAGATCTGGGCCAGCCCCACTGCTATCACAGGCGATGGCTACAACAACGGACTAGGCAACTTTACCAACGGTACAGGTCCTATCACACTCAACAACTTTGTGCCTACTGGTGCAGTTGTGAGTGAAGTCATTCCTGTGTTTGTTACTGACCTTCCTGTGTCACTGGAGCAAGACATCGGCGACCAAATTGAACTGTTCCGTAACTTTGGTCTGGGCTATGATTGGTTAGGCACAGTAACTGGAACACCAGGCTCATGGTATTTGATTACCCAGCAGAATCTTGATGACAATGCAGAATTCAGTTTGAATAATGCAGGCAGTCAAGCCGGTACAAATCAAGATGCCAGCTGGTTGATTCAGTTTGTGGTTGAAAATCAAAACTATACTGTGACATTCCGTGGACTGGCCTACTACTTTGGATCAGTGCTACAAACACGATTCTTCTTCTACGATAACCAACTGGTATACGACAGCCGCACTGGAACAGTGATCAAAGACTTTGTCAACGTGCTGGCAATGAATTCACAACCCGATGACCCAGCTCCGTTGCCAGGTGACATCTACATGACTATTATAGGGCAACCAGTTGAATCAGACGGATATGTTGATGACTTCCAAGTGCTGGTCAGTTATCGTGACAGTGACAACGACGGCGTACCCGATGATCCAGATTTCTTTGATACTATTGTAGGCACAGTGCCTGCTACTCCTAGCGCAAGTTCTCCTTGGATTTTCTTGCAGCAAACTGTAGACTTTGACAACCTACAACGATACCTCTTGGTCGAAGAAGGAGTAGTTAACAGTGATTATGCAACCTACGATGATATTGAGTTGGCCAAGACAGAATGGAGCCCGGGACAGGTATTTTATGCCTATACTGATCAAACTTTCTGGCTGCTGAGCGTGAACGTTGCTGGTGTGCGTACTTTGGTCCAACAATCGGGATGGATTGCACGCACTGGTCGTCAAGACTTGTATTTCCAGTATCGTCACAACTCGCCATTGACTGCTCGTATTGATCCAGGTACTACCAACATCATTGACTTGTATGTGGTCACACAGGCTTATTACACAGCTTATCAAAACTGGATCAAGGATACTACCAACACAGTGACTGAGCCAGCAGTTCCTACCATTGACGAATTGTCAACTGCTTACCAGGGACTGCAAGACTACAAGATGGTTTCAGACAATGTGGTATTGAACAGTGTGGTGTTTAAACCTTTGTTTGGTGCCAAAGCAGCACAGCAACTGCGAGCCACAATCAAAGTGATTCGTGCCCAAGGTTCTACTGCTAGTACCAGCGAGATCAAGAGCAGTGTGGCTGCTGAATTGAACAAGTACTTTAGCATTGACAAGTGGAATTTTGGTGACACATTCTACTTCTCAGAACTGGCAGCGTATTTGCATCGTCAGTTGGGTACTATCATCAGTTCTGTGGTGTTGGTTCCACTGGACCCACAAAAGAGTTTTGGTGATCTCTATGAGATACGTTCTGCTCCTAACGAAATCTTCGTGAATGCAGCAGACATAACTAATATTGATGTGATTGAAGCATTGACTTCAACAAACTTAAGAACAGCTCCTGGTAGCGGGGTAATTTAATGGCAAGAATTAGAAGCGTAGATTTTTTACCTGAAATTTTTCAGACCGACACAAACAAACAGTTCCTAGCGGCTACGCTGGATCAGTTGATACAAGAGCCCAAGTTTAAAAAAACCCAAGGCTTTATTGGTCGTACTGTAGGCCCAGGTGTAAACCCCAATGACCGTTATGTGATTGAACCCAACCGTGTTCGCGCTGATTATCAGCTGGAAGCAGGCGTGATTGGTCTCGAACCGGGCACTGGCAAAATCAAAGATGCTATTACCTATCCGGGTATCCTGGACAGTATTGATTATCAAGGTGGTGATGCATCACGACCAGATCGCTTGTTCGAAAGTCAATATTACACTTGGGATCCGTTTGTTAACTGGGACACATTTATTAACTTCAGTCAGTACTTCTGGTTGCCAAACGGTCCAGATGTAGTGGATGTAGCAGCGTCTACTGTGCCAGCCAGCTATGACTTCACTGTCACACGAGCCAACAGTTATTACAATTTTTCTGGCCTGCAAGGCAACAACCCTACTATTGATCTAGTGCGTGGCGGCAGCTACACATTTGAAGTTGCACAAAATCAAAAGCAGACCATCAACTACCGGGTATCTAACAATGGCAACAGTGCCTATGTCATCAACCAAGCTGAAAACCCCACAGTAAGTTTGGTACGCGGTAATACCTATACTTTTACTCTCACGCTGACGGGAGAATATCCTTTCTATATCAAGACTGCGCCTACAACCGGCCTTACTGATATCTACAGCTCTGGCGTGACCAACAACGGTGCAGTAACAGGCACAGTGACTTTTGTTGTGCCACAAAATGCGCCTGACGTACTGTATTACGCTGCCGCCAATCAAAGCAACATGCGCGGACAGTTCAATGTGATTGACGGGACTGCCGGTACTGGATCAGGATTCTGGATTCAAACTGCGCCGGGCATCAATGGTCGAATCCCAGCCACTCCCAACATCGGCAGCAGAGATGTGTTTGGCGTGACCAATAATGGCGAAGACCTCGGCACTATCACTTTCAACGTGCCTACCAAGACAGCACAGCAATTCTATTATGACTTGCCTTATGTGAATAGTAGCACTACCCCTTACAACGTAGATTTGGTTACAGACTTGCAGTTTAATCAAATCAACGGAGCCAAAGTAACAGAATTCTTGGCTACCTATGGCGGTATTGACGGAATCACTGAGCTCAATGGACGTACTCTTGTGTTTGATCAGTCAATTCAAGATATAGAGCTTGGCGGTTGGTACAGCAACTCGTTTTACGACCCCCTAGCACAAAACAGTACCAACAATGGCTTGCCTGGCAGTTTCGACAGCTTGCCTTATGCTTTGCGTACAGAGGTTCCAGTTAACGAACGCTATAGTGTATGGCAAATCAGCTATGTTGACAATGCTGGATATGTGACTATTCAGCTCAGCAGTATTCAAGCAATCAGCAACTTGGAAAAGTTTTTTATCTTGTATGGCAATACCTACGCCAGTACATCATGGTACAAAAACGACGCCGGTATATTCAGACAAATTCCGTTGTTGAGTGCTATCCAAGACACCCTGTACTATCAAGACGGTACTAACCCAGAGATCTTTGGGCGCATTCGACTGATTGAGCAACCACTGAGTACCACACTGTTTATTGATGAGATACTGGGCAAGCAAACCTATACCAGTCCCAATGGTGTGACGTTTACCAACGGGTTAAAAATTATTTTTCGTGGCCAAGTAGAACCAGCATCATATGCCAACCAAGAATACTATATTTCAGGTGTAGGTACAGCCATTGAATTATTACCAGTTGAAAATTTTGTTGTACCAGAAACATATGTGGTTGATGCCAACGACAGCACAATATTAGTTGAACCGGGAGAATTAGACTATCTTACTATCAGTCGTGCCAGTCGAGATCTCAATGCCTGGACTCGCAGCAATCGCTGGTTCCATATTGATGTTATCAATGCCACAGCTGAATACAATGGTACTACTAGTATTATCGATAACAGCTACAGAGCTAAACGTCCTATCATTGAATTCCGTCCGGGACTCCGACTGTTCAACATGGGCACCGAAGGTAAACAGCCTATTGACGTAATTGACTTTGAAGAAACAGATGCATTCAGCAATGTGCAAGGAGCAACTGCCTATAGCGTAGATGGATACGATCTAGTCAACGGCAGTCGGGTGATTTTTGCTGCGGACGAAGACGCAGATGTTAGAAACAAAATTTGGGTAGTGAATTTCATTGAG